AAGTGCGGTCGTTTTTTATAACAAAAATTTAGATGGTATGCATCAACTAAGAAATATTAATGATTTCAATAAATTAATTATTATTTAAATTACTATCGTTCCGAAATTATACAAAGCGTTCCGAAATTATAGCTTGGTTGGCTGGACGATCTTATTCCTTCTGATGTAACGTCTTGTCATCTGGGCGTTTGTATGGCCAAGTTGTTTTTGAGCCGATTCGGTGTCTGAAGACAAAAATTTATCCGTACCAGCTTTCGCACGTATATCTCTGAATTGGACGGCAAGGAGCTCGTCTGAAAATTCAGGATGTTTTTTAGCGGCTTTGGCTCTTAGCTTGATAAACCAGTGAGTCAGAATTATTGGCTTTAACCTATTCCCGTACTTGTTGCAGAATAGATAGGGTTTATTTTCCGCCATCCTCCTATCTAAGATCTCTTTTAATTTCCCTACAATTGCGATACTTACTTTATTTTTTGTTTTTTGCTGTCTAACTTGCCATACTCCATCAATGATTTGACTCGGCTGGAGATTAACTATATCAACTGGTCTTTGTCCTGTAAGGTAAGCCACGTCAAGCAAGTCTCTTAATATCGGATCAGCTGATTCTCTTAACATTTCAAAAATGTGGTCTTCCACATAAATGTCGCGAAACTTAACCTTGTATCGCTGGATTCCTTCGCTCGGGCAGGAGTATTTTGTATATCCCCATTCACGGGCTTTCATCCATATATGGTGGAATAATGCAACCTCATTATTTGCTGATGCAGTTTGATGTTTTCGCCAGTCTAAATATTGTTTTATATGGTATGGCTCAATGTCATCAAGTGGGGCTGGTGGATTGCCGAAAAACTCAAGCAAGCGTTTAATGTTTGTTTTGTTGGTTCTCTGCGTTCCTTCTGCCTTCATCGGCAATACTTCATTTTCATATCTTATTGCAACTGTCAAGAATGTGGCGACTTCACTTTTCATTAAAACCCTGTCACAATTGAGCTTAGCCGTTTCTAATACAGCTAGATGCTTATCCGTCCCCAGTGACTTTTCTTTTTTATCTATCATTACATAATAGTAATAGGTTACAATCTTCCCATTTTTTCTTTGGCGTTTACGACATAACAAGTTTTGTGGTAAGCCCTGGTTTTCGCGCTTACGTGGTCTGGCCATACATACCTCCTACGCCTGTAGCACAGATGGTCTCCAGGCATTATTTTCATAATTTTGAGATTCAGTTTTAGCAGTTCGAGATTTTACTTTGTCATAATCTCTGCGTACAATAGGATACCCGTTGGCGTTCCGCTTAAAAGGTATACCCATCGCATTTAGCTGCTCAACAACAAGAGATTTCTGCTTTCTGCCAGTCAAAAACTCAATTTCTGCTTTTGATAAAAAATCTTCGTAGATATTAATATCCATATTTACTCCAATAAAAAACCGCCCATAAGAGCGGTGGTTTGTTAATATTGTTGTGTCTGTTCGGTGTGACAGACTTTGCCGTCACAGTCTTGATTAAGATTTAGGGCGTGCGCCATATACACCACAAATGCACACACGAGCGTAATGATTAATTTGTTCATTTTCTGTTCCTTTTGTCGGATTTTAGGTGTGAGAATCCGCCGCAGGCTTAAAAAAAAGTGCGGTCGGATTTTGTGGTGTTTTAGATGGTGGTTTCGACTTTACCGAAGATTTTTTCGTTAAAGCTGCGGATATGCTTCAGTACGCGCCAGTTTGTTTCTGGATCTGCTTCAATGTCGACGGTGATACGTTTCACTACTTCGTTGAAGCGGCGTAGTGTGTTGCGATATTCAACAGCATTATCTCTTGCTTCGACGGCGAATTTTGAACCGATGGCAGCAAGCGGGCTGTAAAGCTCGTGCAGTAGGTTGTTGTTGCGTCGGAATGCGAAGCACGCCCAAGCTACGGTTTGCAGTTCATACTCAGTAAATTCAAAGGTGAATTTCTTTTCAGGCTCAGGTAGCGCAAGTTGTTTCGGTTGAAGTTGATATTTTCCTGTTTTTCTAATTGCCGGTAACACTTCAGAAGTTATCCAACGTTTTACTTTTTTAGCTTGCTCTAATTTAGAACTCAAGACTAATGAATACATCCCACTTTCATTCACAAAGAGAACTTGAGCGCGTTTGTTTACAGTATTGACGATCTCACGTTTCGTTAGGTCGTCAGAATCTACGTGATCTTTAATCGCTTTATGTGGATTTTTATATTGCAATAACTCTGCAAGTTGAGCTGCTCTAAAAAAGATCTCATTGTTTTCTACAATGGTTTGAACAGGAGTGTTTTCAAAATTGAAAATTGTAAGATTTGACATTTTGTAATCCTTGAACTATTTGTTGAACAAGCCACTTTCGACAGTGGCGTCGGGAGGTTCGAAAACCCCGTTCAAGGAAAGGGCTGGACTTATTTCCCGAAGGTATTGTATTAGTCACCCTCCCGACATAGTCAGGATTACGGATATAAAAAAATCGCCTTTGTGGCGATCAGTTGAACTATCCGCCTTGAACATATTGAGGTTTCGACACCTTGAGGCGAATAGTATTTTAGTTTTTTGCGGCTGTCAATTAGATTTTATTCATTGAGCTGTTTAGTCTTAGGATTTTGTAAATTACCGGTTCTTCATCAATGTATTCAACCAATACATCCACTAAGAAAATCTTATGATAAGGGTATTCTTCATTTAAGATCATCTTTTCTTTGAGGGTTTTATCTTCAAATTTTACTCTTACAGGTTTGCTAGATACTGCAGGGATAATAGCCCGATCTTGTGCTTTACTTTGTGCATCAGCAGTTGATGACCAATATAGCGGAGTATTGTGTAAGGTGTTATCGTCACGCTCTTTCAGTAGTCTTAGTTCTCGATTAATATTGTTTTGAGCTAATCCTGCTAAAGCATTGTCACCGTGTAGGTAGATATGAACATCCCCCTTATTATCCGTTACTTGAAGATTGAACTGTGCTTTCGGATCGATTGCAATCGGCTCGAGAATATTACTCGCATTTTTTAACATTGCCGGTGTGAGTCGTTCAGGTCTTTCTCCTTTATTCATTGCCCAATCAAAAATCATTTTGAGATGTCCTCCAAATTCTAAAATGGCATTTGCTTGTTCTATGAGGGGATAGGTGCTTGAAACTAATGCGGCAAGCTCAACAAGAAAACATCCTTGCGTTATTTTTTCAACATAGATGTGCTGTTCACAAGGCTCTATGTCAATTTTATTATCTTGGATAAATTGGCGATATTCTGCTGCGATGCCTTCCATACTTTGGCAAAAAGTAGAGAGTTGTAATGGTTCGCTATTATCGATTTCAATGAGTAGTTTCATATTTTTGTCTATCGTGTAATGTGTTTCAGCTACCATAAGCGCTCCTGGATTTAGATACAAAAAAAGCCGTCAAAAGACAGCTTGGAATTGGGGTTATCTTAATCCGAAGTGGGGGCGGTGTCAATGTAAATCAATTCTATAAATCTTCTTCCTTAACGAAAACTCCGTCAATCATTTTCCCTTTACGGTTTTTTATCTGCTCGTAAGCGTGTTGTATGCAGTCTCTAAAGATAAGCCCATTCTTCTTCGCAATGCATTGCAAGCTAGATACCACACTAAGCGGCGACTCAAATCCTAAATCAGCGTATTCATATAAATTGAATATGTGTTCAGCAAAGCTTTCTTCGTAGTCGCCAAGAGTGAATACATCCATCTTTTCTGATTTATTCCCAACTTGCTTGTTGATTATTGTTAGCACAACGAAACAATCGCCGATAGCATCTTTAATCATTTCATGGTTATTTCGAGAAATCCCCCCGCAAAGTTCGCCAAATTCCTCCATTAGCTTGATAAATTGTTTTTGTGGAGTAGAACCTAAAATAAGATTTCTATCTTCCGCCCATTGTTCAATTTTCCCAATTAATTCTTTTTCTTTCATAAATTCCTCACGCATACCATTTTTCTAAGTTTTCAAATTCCTTGACTACATCATCATAACCTAGCGAATTCAATAGATCGCATAGGATTTTATCCGCTTGGTTATGCGCTGCCTCTATATTAGTATTTGATTGTAATGCCTTTAATTTACTAATAATATCTTGGATCATTTCATCATCTAAAAAAGACGGGAGTGGTCTCCAATGTGTAACCCCCCAAGCATCCCATCCATCATATTCATGAAAAATTCCAATCTCAGGCTCATCATATCCATCGCCCCATACCAATACTGGTTTAGATTGCTCGCCAACGAATGGAGGCATTCGCTCGCTACATTTAATCCACTTACACATACTACCACCCACTAACCACTAAACAATCAACTTCACCCATTAATCCATAGTTGATTTTTAATTCATAGCCTTGTTTTTTAATTCTTTCGTGTAATGCTTTATCATCAATTCTTACATTATCAGGCAATAAGTCTTGATAAATACCAACCTTGTTTTCTTTCATAAAATTAGCCTTAATATGAAGATCAATCTTTCTTAAAGCCTCATCGTATTGTTTGCTTTTCCATTCTTTTAAAGTTGAAATAGGTGTTAATGGTTGATTGTTTTGTACCGAATCATAATATTCTGATTTTTGAACACGTCTCAACTTATCTTTCTCTTCAAGCTCCTTTTGTTTAATTTCACTCTTCCATTCTTCTTGCATTTTCCAATCTGTAACGCTCATAATTCCACCTTATTCTAATGTGCTTTTCATAAAATCAATCCATTTTTGAGCATCTTCTTCAGTTCTGAAACATTGACCATTTTGAGAAAAAGATCTATATGATGGACTGCTTTCCGAATATTCATAATCACAATAGATATTACCGCAAGCAATATAATAGAATGGCTCACCATATTTCGGCCTAAACGGCTTAGGCAAATCTTCAATGCTAATCTTTAGTTCTTTCCACATCCCGACAATGTCGCCATCGGCACAGTCATTGCGCATCGATATTCTCCCGTCAAGCGTCCAAGTCTGAACTACAGAATGATTCTGCACCATTCCAATCAAAGGATAATCAGGCTTATAACCAAGAACAGTTGTATCTAGAATATTTTTGAAGATAAATGCTTTATCTCCATTTCTAAGCTTTACAGGCTCGCCATTCAAGGCGGCTTTTAAATCAAATTTTTTCATTTTCTTTCTCCATTAAAACAAAAGGCGCTCACTTGGAACGCCTATTGGGTTTGTTAAATATTGATTTACTGCTTTGTAAATATCCACTATTAAATCAAGTGGAATGTTCGATCTTTCATTGTATGATTTTGAAAAATCCTCCCATTGTTGCTGAGGCTTTGATTTATGATTGTTTCGTAATCCAAGATTAATATTGCTCTTAAATCTTGTTGGTTTACGCAAAGGGTAGTTATACAAGTTATAGTGTGCCAAATTATCAAACGGAATCTGAAAATTGAGAATGTCATTTACATAATGCCAAATCTTGCTGCTTGCTGGATTTTCTATTACATAAACTTTAGGACCATATCGTTTGATAATTTCTATTGTATTGTAGATACAAAGCTCACCATTAATGCGGTTTAGGAAAGAACGGTCATACTTAAATTGGACGTGCGGTAAATCATAATCCGCACGACTTCTAACTGTGAATTTTGATAACTCACGATTTACTGCACCCGTTTCCTGTTTCCAGCTTGCATTGCCTCCCCACATTGCACTTGCTACCGACCAACTCTCACATGGGGGACTAGCTATAATCAAATCAGGTTTTGGCAGTTTATCAAGCTCATCAAATAGCTTGTTATCGCCAAACATACGACCATAATCAGCCAGATTAAGATTGATAAAGTGATTGTTTTTACACTCAATATCCATACCGATAGGGTATATATTGACTGATTGACTAACTAACTGATTAAATAGCTCCGCACCTTGCGTATAGCAACCATTGCCACTATCAAATAAAGCCCATACAATCATCTTTCCCTCTGTTTTAAATCAATCACCGGCAACACAGGCACAAGTGGTTTTGCTGTTGAGCCAGTTGTTGATGTGCTGCTGCGGTTTTCATTTATCCAGTCAAATAGTTCATTCCATGAATCGTAGTCAAGTTTGTGGAATGCGTCATTTCGGTCGCTTTCCCAGCGTTTCAGATGCTCATTAATATCGCGCGTAATTATCTCTCGAGTGTTACTGCTTAACACGCTCCAGTAGGTTTTCACATCGTGAATAGTTTCGCTAACGATATAAGTATGTCGTGGCAAGCTGTATCGGACGTGACTAATCATTAAATCTTGGAGTTTATGCAGTGGGATATTGATATTAATTTCGTTCATCTTTAACACCTAAGATTCGACTTTTTGCCACTTCAATTAATAATTTGTATTCATTTTTTGTTTTATCATCATGCACCTTGGCGGATTTTGATAAAAACTCATCAACCGTGCCAGTAAAACAACCGCGTGTTACAATTAAGCCGCCTTTACCATTAAACACGGTTAGCGTACCGTTTTCTGAGCCAACATTTGATGCCCAAAAAATCATTTTTTTATCAGAAATTATCGCGTAAGATCTAACACTTGCGTCACCGTACACCTGAGCATCACCGTACACCTGAGCGTTACCGG